GACGTAGCCCACGTTGGTGGTGCCAGTCGGCATGCAGCTCGGGTTGCCGTTCACGATCTTCACCAGACCGAAGTCCGAATCGTAAAGGTTCACCGAGAGAGTGATCGCCTTGCTGGTGGCATCCTGGTTCACGTGGTAGGTCACGCCGGCAGAGGATGGGGTGGCACGGGTGAAGTTGCTGATCAGCTGGCGAAGCGCAACGTTGGCAACAAGCGTGAGCGAGTTCATCTCACCGTTACGGGAGAAGATCGAACCGATCAGGCTGTTGAAGCTGGACTCGCTAAGGGTCGAGCTGATGATCGAACCAGCGGGGGTGCGGTAGGCAGCCGGGACCGGGTTGGTAGCTTGGGCGGTGGACTGAATCCAGCGACCGAGGCCGCGCATGCCGTAGGGGGTGCCAGCGCCGTTCTCCACAGTCATCTCGTTTTCCGAGGCGATGGTGGCTTCGATGTCGCGCTTGATTTCACGCATCGACTTCGCTTCAGCCTGTGCAATGTTGGCAGGGCCAACGCTGGTGACAGCCTGTTGAAGATTCGAGACGAGGTAGTCGCGACGCATCAGCTGGACGTAGTTGCCGAGGCGGGCGCGGTCGGCGAACTTGTCCGAGAACGAGGAGACGTCGGAACCTTCGCTGATACCCGAGGTGACGGGGGAGGCGAGGGAATCAACAGTCCATTCGGTGAACGTCGAGGTGGCTTTACCTTTGCTGCAAAGCGAAAGGATCGGGGTGTCTTCAGCAGCAAGGATGGCAAGTTCGTTGCTCAGATCCTCCCGGTTGGAGATGGCGGAACCAGTTCCGGTCTTCGCAGCCGGAGCGGACGGTTGGTAGGTGCTAGAGATGGGCATCTTGGTAGTTGGTTGGCTTACTTGTATTTAGCGATTCTTGCAGCAACCCAATCTTCTGGACTCCCGCTCTTTTCAAAGCGGTTGAATGCGTCTGCAACCTTAGCCTTGGGATTCACCGAGGACTTCGCAGCACCTGCTCCAAATGGGTTTGAGGATGGCTTCACCTTCAATTTGTTTCCCACCGCAGGGGCTGACTTGACCTTGGCTTTCCCGTGGATCGAGTTCGCCGCATGAGCTAGAATGTATTCGATTTGATACCCGATTTCTGGAACTTGCTTTCGCAGCTTTTCAATCAGAGGATCAGACACTAGCGCCTTGAATTGCTTCCCGACATTGGAGCTTTCGTCCTTGATGTCTGGAACCTCTTCTTCAGCTGCCGCGATGTATTGACTTTTCATCTGCTCCATCTGGGCAAGCTGTGCAATATGCGCTTGCTGAGCCGGGATGTATTTGGTCAACGCTTCGCGGGCGTTTCGGTTGGCTTTTCGGATCTGCTGCTTGGTGAACTCCTTGTCGCCCACAACGATAATGTCCTCAGGACGGTAGTCGATGTGTTCTTCTAGGATGTCATCCGTTGACTCAAGGGTGCGCTCAAGCTCCTGATACTTCGCTTTCAGGTCGTCAAACGACGTGATTTCGCGGAATGGGTTTTCGTCTTGAGGGACTACCTTGATTTCCGGCTTCGATTTAATCTGCTCCTCAAGGGCTTTCTTTTGAGCGGTTAGCTCGCCGATGCGCTGAAGCAGTCGGCTCTTGCCCTTTTTCGCTAGGGATTGAATCTGTTCCGTTGTCAGGGACAGCAGGTCGATGTCGCTTTCCTCTTCCGTTTCTTCAGCTTCTTCCTCTGATTCGGATTCCTCGGACTCTTCCTCGGTGGACTCATCCACTTCGGCTTCTTCATCCTGGGGCTCCTCCTCTTCGGCTTCTGCTTCGGATTCAGCTTCGGTGCTATGTCTGGCGATTCTCTGAGCTACAAGCTCTTCAAACGTCAGGTTGTCATCCACTGATTCTGTAGCTTCAGCGATAGCTTCTGGATTGCTCATATGTAAACGCCATTTACGCTCGGCGGTGCGAATGGGAGACGATTACGCAATTTGGTTGCAGTTGTCAAGCGCGGACGTTAATGCGCGACAGGGCGGCAATACTGAAACCCAGAAACGCAGAAGGGGTCACGGGGAAAACAATAAACCCGTGACCCCTCATGACACACACACTGCGAACCGCGTGAGAGACTGCGGCGAGGCGATGAAAGCAAAAAGCCAGGTATTGTCAAGCCCCCCTGCTCAGGAGACTGATAACCTCATCCAGCGTGGAGATGCTTCCGCAGAGCTTCATTACGTCGTTCTCACCAACGCATTGGCGGAAGTCAGCGATAAATCGTTCACGTTCATCGCGCAGGAACTCAATGATCACCTTGAACTCGTCACGGTCGGAGAGCGCGGATACTGCTTCTTGAATGCTCGGCTTGGGAATGGGTGTCATTTCAATCGTCCTTTTGGCTTGTTCTTCGAGGTGCGCGGGAATCCGCGATTCTTACTCACGGATGTGGAAGCGAGATTGCTGGCACGGTTGTCCTTCGGATTGTTGTTCTTGTGGTGAACATCTTTCCCGTCACCGTTCGACGCGATACCTAGCTTCACAGCCTTGGCGCGTCCAGCATTACGTCCAGCCCGGCGAGCAATCTGCTTGGGCTTGCCGTGGTAGTCTTGGTATTCCTTCTTGTAGTCCCTCATGGCTACTTGCGCTTGCCTTGCTTCTTCGGCATCCGGCCCATCTTGATCTCGATCTCGACGTAGCCCTTGCCCTTCTTGCCACCTTTCCCCTTGGATTCGTGGCCACATGATTTGCTGTTCTTCATAGGATTACTTCATTGATTTGCTGCCACGGCACTTCCATTTGCGACGCGACAGGTTGTTGGGGGAATTCGGATCAGACTTCCAGTCACCTTTGATCTTCGCGGATCGGGCGCAATAGGCGTCGCCTTTCGATGTGCCTGGGCGAATGCGATCACCACCGTCTGCCGCTTTGCCAGCCTGCCCATACCGGACGGTCTTCTTGCGACCAGTCTCGGGGTTGGTGACGACCTTCTTGAATCTCTTTTCCATTACGGTTCGATTAGGTGTTCGCATTCAAACGCAAGGATCTCAGGCGGGTCGATCAGGGAGTAATACTCAGGCTTCTTGGCGGTCCTTCGTAGGCAGGTTTCGCAGCCTTCACGCCAGCCGGAATGCTCGCCGTCCTCGATCCACGCGCCATTGCAGCGTGCATAGTCGTTTGGAAGCCAGTTCTTCATTTGCTCTTGCTTTTGATCTTGCGCTCCTGCTTCAGCATTGCCTTCGTTGGCTTCTTGCCTGAGCCCTTAGCGTCACGGATATTATCCCACATCCCGCGCTGAGAGTAGGAGCCATCCGCTCGCTTGATCATCTTTTTCTTCATTGCTCCATATTTTGAAGGTTAACGTCTCCCATTTGGGCTGGGGCAACACCGATCTTTCCGATCTCAGCGTTCTGGGCTTGCTGTAGCTGGAACTGGTAGGCCTCCGCATACTTCTGCAAGCGAGCCGCGAAAGCCTCGTCAGACTGCGCTCTCGCAGCCACATCGGGCTGCTGGACGTAAGCCTGAACCATCTGCATCGCGATTTGCGCACCATTCGGCTGAGCAGGCACCTCGATGCCAGCAAAGATCTTAGCAAGGTCATCGGTGACATTCTTCGCCACCTTCTGCTGCGCTTCCTCCATCGGCTGGAGAACGTAGTCGGCAAAGATCGGGTTGATTGCCGACGCGGCAAACTCAAGCAGCTTGTTCACATCGAGGATGCCGTTGCTATCCAGCTGGACCAGCGAGACCATGTTCTTCAGCTGGGTCTCTGCCGTGTCAGGGTCAGTAGCCAAGGAGTCAAACGACACCGTGATGCTGAAGTTCTCGTCAGGGCTGCCCTTGGTCATCACCTGCGGGTTGGGGTTGCCGGTGACCTGGAAGAACACCTCGTCCGGCCCCATGCGCTGGAACAGCTTCCACGCCATGGTCAACACGTCCTTCACGTGGTCGAGGAACCGCGTGATGAAGAACTGCTGCCGTGCCACCGCGAGGGGATTGCTAAGATCCAAGCCGACAGCACGATCAGCTTGACCACGCATCGAAAGCTCGGCTTCAACAGAACCGTCGTCACGCGGGGGAATTGGACCAAAAGCAATCTCACCCAAGCGCCGATAGGGGACTCGGCGACCAGGACCCCAATCAGAAGGAGGCCTTCCAGCAGGGTGCATAATAGGTGGAAGGGTAGCCAAAGAAGCTCGGTCAATACGGCTGTCTCGCTCCGTTTTGATTTGCATCTGTGACCCTCGGAGGATGTCCGAGAAGGTCTGGACTTCATACATTCGCTTCTGGTCATTCGAGAGTCGGGTGACAATAAACGGGTAGTCGTCGTAGCCGTTGAGCAGTTCGTGCTTTGCGTAGCCATCGGCCTGCGGGTGGAAGACGGTGCAATAGATCCCTTCGGAACCATCGTCCTCGTCGATCAGGCGCTGGTAGCCGTAAACCACCATGACAAGATCGTTGTCGTCGGTAATCGGCAGGCGGGTCTCGGTCTTCACCTTCTCGCCATCGAGATACATGGAGTCCTTGCCCCGCAGATTGGTGATGGCGTAGTCCACCCACTTGCGATCCCAGCCTTCGTTGGTGACTTTCTTCTCCAGCTCTTGCGCCGTAAGGAATGTCCGCCAGAACATGTAGGGAGCACGCTGCGGGTCGGAGATGTAAGACGGAAACATCACCTCGCCATCAGGGGCGCAGGAGTGGACGATTGGGCAGTCAACCGTCTGGCGGGACAGGGGGATTTCAGCCACACCCATCGTCCGAAGATCCTTGATCGCCTTCTTCGCTCGCTTCGTTGAAAGCGCCGGAAAGGAGTCTTGGATCAGATTCAGCAGGGTCTCGTCGTCTTCACCACTAAGGATCAGTTCCGCAAGGTCCGGTGAGGCTTGGGCAATCTGCTCTAGGCTAACGCTCTGAAGGTAGGATCGACGCTCACGCTTCCATCCGACGTAGGTCACCATGAGGCCCTTCTCCAGCAAGTAGTTCCCACCAAGCTCCATCTGACGCTTGAAGTCGGGGATGTAGGAGGAGCGCATCCACTTCAGGAAAGAAGAAACGATTGCGGCCCGAGGCATGGATGCCATCGAGGTCGGGAATGCCTTGATGTGAGAGCGGGAGAGTGCCTGGTCAAACAGCGCGACGTAGGTGTCGATTCGCTCGCCTACAACGTTCACTTCTTGGTCGGATGCGCCCTGCCACGGGAAGGCGTTAGCGCCATTCTTGCGGAGGTCGTCAGACTTCCCATCCCAGATGTTGCGACGGTCGTTGTAGGACCGCAGGCACGACTCGAAGTAGTAGTCGAGGTCAATCAGGCAGTCATCGTAGGCGCTCGACAAAGCGCCAATGTCGGGCTCTTTGTCCACATAGACCATCGCCTCGTCTTCCATCTCTTGAGTGTAATTCATTTCACGTATTCGTAGTAATTCCCAATGTCAGACGGGACGAGTTCAACCTTGATCTCCTTGCCGACCAGTGACTTAGCGGCCCATGTCGGGCATTTCACGTCAATTCGAAAACCATCCAGCTTCGCGGTCACCCACGATGGATTTGCGCAGCAGGCAATCACAAGCGCCTTGATTGGCTTGATGTCCACATCGCCCAAATCAAAAGGCTTGTCCATTTTAACCTTGGCTGGACGCCCTCTCTTCTTCGCTGGTGGTTGTGTTTCCTGCATTAGTAGCCTCCGCTTCCGTGGGTTGTAACAAAATTATCAAGATTGTCAACGTGGTCAATCCCGGAGATCGCGGCGTATCGGAGAACGTCAATGGCATCCTTCCATGCTTCCTTGAGTCCGCCTTCACCCGTGTATTCCGAGAGAGCTTGAATGATGTTCTCGCAATCAGAACTCACGTAGAAGTGGGGTCGATTGACAGAATCCAACGGCTTGTTCGTATCCCATGCCATTTTCCCGATCAAGGCTTGCAACCCGTCGTCGATGTCGAGGCCGGGAGCCGGGACGCACACCATGCCAGCATCATTCAGGTCTTCGATAATCGAGGATGACCCGTCCTGAACTTGATACTTTGCAGCACCAAGCCGAGGGTCAATAATGCGTTCAAAGATCTCCTCGTCGCCTTCCATTTGTTCGATCAGATCAACGTAGTCGCGGATACCGTAGCCTTGGCCCTTGGCACCTTCGCCCGGCACCCACTTGCCGCTCTTCCACTCGGCCCAGTCGCCGACATCCACGCCCGGCCATTCGCGGTAAACCCACATCGTGCCGGTCTCGTCCACCGCGATCCAGCACATGAACCAGTTCTTCGCGCCAGCCGGGTCGATGACGTGGTATCTGGTGACATTTCTTGTAGGGATTTTGTCACTGTCCACCACGTTGACGATCTTGTTAAACTTCGGAAACTTAGTGGCATGCGACTTCATCGGCACCCCGTAGGCCCGGATGAGAATCTCTTCACGGGTCCGAC